AGGATCTGCAGGAAAATAAACATATAAATCAGTTGTTGTATTTGCCAATGTTGTCGACCAATTTGTAATCCACGGTCGGGTACTTTGATATCCTGTAACTTCGTTATTATAAAATTCAAAAACAATTCTATCTTCCGGTGAAACAATTTGATTGAATCCACTCGGATTATCGGCGATGCCGTCGTTATTTTCATCGATAAGAGACACTTCAACTTTCGATGTATCAACATATCCGTCATCTTGTGTGAAGACACCGGTAATATTGAACGGTACCTGCTTCCTCAAGAATACATCTTGTGGGTTGAGAATCGGCGACGGTGGTTCATTATTATCTACGAGATAATTCGTATTTACAAATGGCATAATTTCAATTGTATCTTGCAATGCCAGTCCGGTTGAATTGTCAATAACTATCTGACCCGGCTCCCAGAAGAATCGAACATCTCTGTAAGATTCAAATACATAAACTCTTCCACGGGCAGTAAGATCGAATGTTGTAATACCTAACTCGTTATTACTTGCAATGCTTACATATAATAGTCCACTGGCAGCATAAGGTGCCCAGTTAGAATAAATTTCTTCACCTGGTAAGCCATCATTGATTGGGGGAGCATATATCCATGGTTGATCTGCTTGATTTGTTAGTCCAGGTGTGGCGGCGGTCGATGTGTGCCATTCGTCTGTTAGTAAATCGTAATACAACCAGAATGAAATTCCGTTATCAATTGCAGTAACAATTTCTGCAATTTCTGTAGTATTTAGATCATTTCTAAAAATCGGAAATACCTTTACTGCTTGATAGTTGATTTGTTCCTCGACACCCAATTCCACTGGGCCTACTGCGGCCGGGCTGACAATCAACGGAATACCGTTCTGAATAACACTTCTGACTGATGTTGAATTTAGCGTTGATGGTATAGCAGGATTTACAAATTCCAATACCGAACCAGATGTGATAAATTCCCACGGTTGATAAACATTTAGATTACCTGTATCAGGATTCAACGATGTTAGTGTATTCACCAACCCTACCGCAGTTGTTGATAATGTAGAATTTGTAAAGAAGCCTGTATCATTCTTGAATTTTTGTGGGCCTGTTTTCCAGAACAATGGAAGTTGATAAGGGTTACTTAGATCTAACAATGAATATCCTGCATCAGATGGTACCTGTTTATTCACACGAATTGTGTTTTCAAACTGTGGGAGATATTCGTCATAGAAGAACTGTGACACCTGTGGATCTCTAAGCATTTCCTGAATGGTGTTTATAAGAATATTTTCAATTGTGCCCGAATTAGATGAGTCCTCGATTACCTCTACCAATACATTTTGATTATCTCTATACAGGGCACCATCCTGACCGAATATAATCAAATCACGGTGGAAACCTGTTGGATCATTTAGATCAATGTAACGGCTTTGTCCGCTGTATGTTCTATCAATGGCCTGAATTTTTGCAATTTGATTTCCATACACAAGTGGAAGAACATTGTAGTCACTTCCGTTGACCATGCGTGATTGTGTTGAGAACACTTCGGGGGCACGTAATCTAATCTGTTCATCTGTTTCGGCTGGTGCGGCATTACCGATTGTTTGCTCGAGATTGAATACAATACGCAATACATATTGTTGCTGATCGAAGCCAACATACGGAATATTGATTTGCAAACCCTGTGCATCATCGGGACGGATGACCAAGGCTTGATTTGCACTTTGACGAATCCAGAATCTAAATAGGCCAGTCGGTACATTACCAAAATTACCATCGGCAAATCTAATAGACACTGTATCGTTTGCTCCAGAGATAACATCAAAAATATTTCTTTCAGCAAATTGAATACTGTTGTATATAACATTCTCACCGGCAAGTGCTGGAACTTTTGTCCATTCATTTATAACTGTACCCGATTCATCAGTTTCCTGAACATAAACATCATCTTGATTGATGTTTTGAATTTCAATCGGGAATACACGGTTAGGCATAGGAAATTCAAAATTGGTATCAATGTTTAGTAAGTTACCCTGTTTGAAATATAGGAAGAAGCCTGTATTCGCAGAACTAACACCCAAGCTATCATTTCTATAAATGAAGTTGAAGGCGTTTGCTGGGTTCGGATCTCTTTCAAAGATTGTTTCGTTTGTAACAAAGTCTGGATTACAGATATCAATTGGGTATGTTTGACCGCTAATTGTTATGGTAGCAGGATAAGTTACATTCAATCTTGTAACGCTGTTTAGTTGATATAAATCGGTAGGAATTGAACCAATTGTCCCGCTCTTTGTTGGGCGGCCAAACGGGTTGAGTGTGCTGAATGCTGCATTACAAATTTGCACAAATTGATCAAACCAATCGGGATTGTTTGGATCATTCCAGAAGACTGTTGTATCATTGATGTTTATACCGTTTGCATCTGTCAGTGGCTGGTTAGTTTGAACTGCGGCAATTTTGAACAATCCGCTTGCAGGAATATTTCTACGTGGGACATAGTTGACCATTTGTGCAAGACGTATAACACTTTCGCGTCTTTCAGCAGTATCAATAAAGTTTTCGCGACTGTTGAGGTCTGTTCTAAATGCTAGGCTTGTTCCAAAATATGCAAGCAATTCAATAATTGCAATAAATTCAGAACTTTCAATATAGTCATTGAAATCTTCTGGATAGTAAGTTTGAATATAATTGATTAGAGCTTGCTTCAGTGTATCGAAGTCGTATGCGGTATAATCAATAAACTGAAATGCTTTGAAGACTTTCTTATAATCTTCGGCTGCAAATAGATTGGATTGGCGAATTGATTCTGACATTAGAAGGTCTCTCTATCTTTTAGGCTGAAGGTAACGAATAGATTATCGGTAATCGATTCAGGTTTGAATAGCAATACCATAATAACATTTAGTGCCTGGTCTTCCTGAAACACATCAATAGATACAAGCTCAACCCTTGGATCAGATTGAATAACACTAACTGCATCTGCGACTATTGCATCTTTTGTATATTCATCAAACGGATCAAATAGATAATCATAAATCTTTGTGCCAAAGTTTGGCAACATGACTCGTGAGCCAAGTGGTGTAGCAAAAGTATTTTCGAGGTCCCGTTTTACAAGCTCAATATTATTGAGATTATAGGGAGGATTAGGCTGACCTACAGTGTTGAATCCAACAAAGTAAGGCTTCCTTGTAATACGTTTTGGTTGAACTAATCCCTTCTGATTTGATGCCATATTATTCTCTTTTTGTTATTTATCAAGAGAATTATATAGAGTTTTTATTGTGGTGGAAACTTCTTGTCGCATCCGTTTGGATCTATATTTTGCACAATCATAGTAATGATATTTGGGCCGCGCCTGCCGACCTGTGTGAACCATTTTGATTCTCTAAGTGATTGACCTGCTGCGTTATAGTTGCCGGCCTTCATAGCAGCAATAAATCTAACAAACTTAGATAGCCTACTTTCACCCATATTATAACAAAGATCGGCACACGCACGTTTACGAATATCTGATAGTTCGGCCCATACATCTATGCCAATCAATCTTGTTGCACCGGCGATTGATATTGGTGCGTCTTGTTGGAACCACGATGATACCTGATCTGCGGTAATAACTACTGGTGGGCCTGCGCCGGGATTAGCCTGGCTGACAAATGATGCCCAATACAATGGAACTTCATTAGCGCGTAGTAAATGGCCGATACCGCCAGTGGGTAATCTGACACTATCGAGATAGGAAACATATTTTACACCTTCATGAATCTTGAGTTGGCATTCATATGCTCGCATATTGAAATTTTTGGTTACAGCACTTTCATTTGCCGATGGTTGCGGTATATCTTTATTATTCGCTCCTGGGTCTGTATTAGGTACCGGAGGTGCTGTCGCAGAACTGCCAGCGCCGCCAGATCCGTCGTATGTCTTAGAGGCTTCTGTCTGAACTGGTATATATCCGGTAATGGAAGTAAATGTAAATGTCTCGTGTTCGGGGCACGGTTCATATGTCGGCAATGTGCTTACTGTTGTGTTTAGAGATTCAGAATCTCTCTTGAATTTAGATTCGGGGTCAGACCATGTTGCTAGAATATTGATTTTTTCAACCAATGGTTTGATTTCTGCAGGTGTTACAGACGGTGGTGTAGAAACGCTAACCGATGGGCCAGCGGTACCCGGACCACCATTTTTTGCACCTGGACCGCTACGTAAACCAGGGAATGTGCCTAAAATAACATTAGCGGAAATATTACCCGATAGGCTAAGTGATGCGCCGTTGATTGATCCATTGACACCCAGCGAATTACCTAATTTGACTTCTGAAGTAACATCGAGCGGTCCACGAATTTTTACCGAACCGATATTCTTGATACTTGGCGCTGTTAGATTATATTCTCCATCGGCACTCATATCAATATTACCTGTAACCTTCAATTCGAAATTTTCTCCTATGGTTATATAAGAGTTTTTCTTGGTCTTAGTATGCATATTATTGAGTGCTTGCACAACAATATTGCCGCCTTGCCCTGCACCTTCGCCAACATATTTGTATAAAGGAATAGTCTGTGTATTAGGAATGTTATTTACATCGTATGTAAATGTAGTAGTAGATTCTGTTGTATCTTTAGCAGCTTTCATGTAGATATTTTGACCTGCCTCGATATTGATATTTCTATCGGCGCGTAGGTTGATATCTTTTTGCGCACGCATTGAAATATTTGTAGCACCAAAAATATCTATGTTACCCTTTTGATCCATCTGCACCCATGCGGTGCCATCACGATTGATTAGGTAGACAAATCCGTTAGTTTCATCAAGTTTGATTTGTGCACCCGATTTAGTTGTCAACTGAACATACTCTGATCCGGTTGCATCATCCATAATAAATGATGATCCACCTTTTCTTCTAATGTTTGCTGGTGATGCGTTTGAGTCTACAACCGGCCCCGGTGTAAGAATACCAAATACACTGCTCGGAGATTCTCTACGTGCGCTCGATGTTGTGATGCCGCGGCCTTGGTCGGTAATAAGACCTTGATTTCCGAGGCCTTTGAACTTTGTTTTCTCGTAAGGATGAGATGCCTGATCGGGCTGAGTTACCTTCAAATCCCACTTATTATATTCCGCTACAGGAATTATCTTTCCGGGGTATTGCCAGTTCTTAGAATCGGCCGCCATGGCAGGAACCATGTTATTCATGTATTGATTATATAGAGATCCTATCCAGACGCCACGTGATGCATCGCCGTTGATAAACATAATCAATACTTGATTATTGATGTCGGGCGGAACCATCCACATACCGTAGGATGTTTGTGTTCCTTCAAAGGATTCCACATTAGCTTTGCTTATAGTCTCGTTGTTTGTTGCACCTGCAAAAGGAGAGCAATAATTTACAATAATCCATCCATCTTGATTTTCTGGTGCTGAGCCAAACTCGGGAATCCAGACTCTTAATCTGCCATTCTTTTGAACATCTTTTGTATCTTTGACAAATCCGACAAACACACCGAATAAAGACGAAACTCGACCTGCTGGTTGAAATTTATCATTGTTTGTTGTAGATGTTGTTCTATCGTGTGTATTCAAATATGGCATTTATTCACCTGGTAATATTCTATCTGTCTTGATTACAGTGTCGGGTAATGATGTTCTAAGAAGTCTGTTTGTTTCTGCGGCATTTTGATCCGGAGATATTGTTACATCTGGTGCTGCGTTTGCTCTTTCTATATTTCTTAGAAATTCAGGGAAATCGGTAAGATTGATTAGATTATCGAGTATGCAGGTAAGCTCTTGTGTAAATTTACCCATAACAAATCTACTAACAATTGTGATAAC